CTGTGGTTTTTAGACTGTCCCACCAGGACTTGAGCGCTGCAATCGGGCCGCCCATTTCGTTGATCTTGACGATCCAGCCCTGAATAGCCGGGATAGCCTGCCGGCTCACCCAGTCGGCAACTTTCGCCACGGCGTTAGCCAGGTCTTGAGCCAGTAGCTCTACAAATTTCTGCGTTGCTGGGTCCTCCAAGAAGGCTAAAAACTTTTCCAGCAGTGGCAGCAAAGCCTTGCCCAGCGCGCGCAGGACGATGTTCTTGAGTTCCTCCCACCGCTTGCCGATCCGGTCCAACACCTGCCCGAAGCGACTGGTAGCCGCGCCGCTGCGGTCCATAGCGTCCTCTACCTCGTCGGCGGTCTCGGTAGCAGTAGATGCAACCTCGGTAGCTTTCTGCCCGGCAGCCATGACGTAGCCCGCCCCTACCTCGCCCCAGGCCCCCATCAAACCGCCTACTTGCTTGGTGGCCTCGGCGGCCCCGGCAGCCGCCGCGCGGGCCGATTGTCCGACTCCGGCGGCGGATTTGCCGGTCTCCTCCATAGCGCCCCGGATGCTTTTAAACAGGCGCGGCAGGCCCACGACCGCGCCCGCCGCTAATGCCCCCAACCCCAGCGCCAGCCCCTTGAGCGCGCTCCCTAACCCGCGCGCAATCCCGCCCAGGCCGGACAGGCTACCGCCCAGGCCGGCGACTTTGCCGCTGGCCTGGGAGGCATCGCGCCCGGTCTTTTCAATGGCATGGTCTAACTGCGTGACCTCGCCTTCTGCTTTATTGAGTCCCGCCGTGTTAGCGTAGGTGTCTAACTGATAGATGTCTCGGATTGTCGCCATTTTTCCGCCTCGGCCTCGTTGTATAGCCCTGCAATAGTCAGGAACTCCAGCAGTTTGTACCTGGTCGGTCGCCCGTTGCCGGAGTCATAGCCCAGAGCAACGTAATCAGCCGCGCCGTCATGCACCAAGTGCCACTCAGAGACCGCCAGCACCGCCCGTTGCAGCAGCAGCCACTCGGCGGTGCTATGCAAGCCACGTTCTGGCGTGCGCCCATAGAGTACCGCGCCCCGGATTACGCTGCGGAGCGCGGCGTGGTAGGGTTTCCCGGCTCCAGTTCGTTTAATTCGGCGGCTTCCCTGGCTTCTAACTCGGCGATCCGCGCCAGTAGGACGGCGACATGGCGGGCCGGTAACCGCTTGATGTCCACCGGCTTCAGATGCGGGGCCAACCGCGCGCATAACCGCTGGAAGTTCTGCTCGGCGGTGCGCGGGATAACCGTCAGTTCGTCAACCTCGCTCAAGTCGCCGATCTCGGACAGGTTGACCAACGCGCGCCCATTGAGTACAAACTGATACCCGGCGTCATTGATGCGCTGTTGCTCCAACCAGTCCAACCGGTCGCGCAGGGTGTAAAGCGTGTCGTCAATTTGCACTTCACTCATAGCGTAGCCTCGCTGTTTTTCAGCCACAGGTTGAAACTGTGGCCGGTGACGGTATCCAGAACCGCTTTGCCGGTCAGGGAAATAGTCTGCTTGGCGCTGCTGCCGGTCAGGTTGGGCAGTTTGGCCGGGTCCAGGAATAGGGCCGGGATGATGATGTGCGCCTCGTTGTTGCCCGCCACCAGGTTCCACGTGAACGCCAGCGGCGTCCCGGCACGCGCCGCCGAGTACAAGACCGTGCTGTAATCGGTCCACGATAGCTCCAGGTCCACCGTGATGTCGCGGTCCTGCGCCGGAATTTCCTGCCGGGTCGGATCGGCGGCCAGGCCGTAGCCGTCCGCGTCGGCGTTCAACTCAATGCTGACCTTGACATTGAGCGCCTTGGCGTAGGCCGTCCCGCCGGTCACGCTGATGATCTTGTCAGCGATGGCCGGTGTCCCGCCGATGGTGATTCCGGCGTCGTAGAACATGAACGGACGCGCGCGGGTAGCATAGAGCGCGCCAGGGTTGGATACCAGGGCCGGTGATGCGCCGCTGTTGTAGTCCCATGTACCCCCTGCCAGGGCCTCATCCTTGCCCAGCAGGGAAAACTCCAGCCCCACCGACTCTTTGACCGTGCCGGTGAACGTCACACTGGTCGTGACACAGGAGAGGAAATTTTGCCCCAACGTTGCCGAGTACTGCTGCTGCACAGAGATGCCCAGCGGGTTAGTGGTGTCGTCAAACAAAAACGTGTGCGTATAGGGACCGCTACCGGAAGTAGTCACGTCCCGTAGGAACGTCTTGAACCAGGATCCGATGTTGGCTGCCGGGAACGGTAGTTTGACCGTCCCGCCAACCGGCTTGGCCCCCAGCACCCGGTAGTACAGACTGCGACAACTGCCCGACAGGCGCAGGTCTATCGCCTCGCGCTCGGCCTGGAGCGTAGATTCTTCAATCGGCAGCGCCTTGGTTGGCGTTACCCAGGTCCCGAAGACGGTCTCCGGTGAATACAAGAAATGGTTACAACCCATGCTTAAACCTCTCTTTCAGTTTCCACCATGAAGCGCATGGTGGCGGTCATGGCCCAGTTATTGGACCGGTCGGCCTCCAGCAGGCCGTAGTTGATCTCTTCCCCCGCCGAGAACCGCAATACGGTCTCGTCTGCCGTGCTTAACCCGGCCAGGTCGTGATTGGCGCAGCGTTGCAGTTCCAGCAGCGCCGCCCAAACCAACTCATCAATCATGTCGTAGGACGCCACATGGGCGATCCGCCCGCCGCGCCGCTGGAACAGGTCGGCATCGGCCCCGTTGGTCAACAGGACCGAAAACACCAGAGCGCCCTCGTAGGTCTGGTGGTAGTAGTTGCCGGTCAATTCCAGCACCGAGGTCTCGCGCAAAATGTAGCACTCGCACAGCGGATAGAGTTCCTGTGGGATGGCAATATCGGGCAAGACGCCCCTGGTGAACATTTTGACGCGATAGAGTTCCGGCACGGCAGCCAGCGCCGCGAGCAGGTAATCTTCTATCTGGCGCTTGAAGTGCGCGGTCGGCATGGTCATGGCGTCCCTCCGTGGAATTTTAAGATGTGGTCCTTGATCATCAAACGCAGCAAACTGTAATCCTCGTCCGTCAGTTGAAACACCTTGCGGGCAGGCATCTTGCGCGTGCCGGTTTGATGGTAAATCCAGTACGGCTGCCGGTTATCCACCGTCAACCGCGTCGCCGTATTGCGGAACGTATAGCCGCGTTGCATTGCGCCCGTGCGCACCAGGATCGAGCGGCCTGGATAGTGCTGATCCTTCCAGCGCTTGTAGCGCGGCGAGAGCGGCGCGAACTCGATCGGTGCGCCCTGCGCGTTGATCTGGCCGGGCGCGTAGACCTCGGTAAGGTAGATACCCCACAGCCGCAGCGGCTCGTAAAAATTGCGCATACTGGCATAGCGCAAATCCAACAAGCGCTTGAAGTGGCCCACATCGCCGCGCGCCACGATCATCTGCCCGACCTGGCGGGTCAGTTCCAGCGGCATGTCATTCCTCCAGGTTGTCCGTGCCGTGCCCCCAGTAGGGATCGCGCGGTATAAGCGGGACTATCCGGCAGGCCGGGTCCAGGTCGCTGACCGGCAGCAGGCCGGGCAGTTGTTGCTCGCCTTTGCGCAAGCGATTCAGAAAGTCGTTGTATTGCGTGCACCAGTATTCCGCCCTGGCCGGGGCGGTGTCCGAGACGTAGCCAGCGTGCCAGAGAGCACAAGCCGCGCCGTACATGTTTTCGCGGCGCATAACGCCAATGGCGGCGGTGCTCGTGATTGGCACGGTGTACCCTGCCGCTTGCGCTACGCCGTCTAACTCCGCTGCCACGTCCTCTATGATGTCGGCGGCCTGGTAGCGATTGGGCCGCGAGTTTAACGAGAACTTCAACTGCATCAGCGTTTCTACATCGGCGATCTCGCAGTAGGCCATGTCACTCCTCGCCCTGGATGATGAAAAACGGCTCGTAAATCTGACCGCCGTCGCTAAACTTGACCTCCACGCGGTACTGCTCGCCCGCCACCAGGTTGCTGATGTACGGCAGCGCGATAGTGGTGGCGTCAATCAGGTGCGCCTTCCCGGTCATTTTGGTCTCGGTCACGTCCGTTCCAGCGGTAGTGTAGATGCGTGCGCTGATATTGGTGGGCCAGGAGGCCCATTGGCCGATGTCCAGGAAGTAACGGATGCGCTCGTCTTTGCCCTGCACCTGCGGCCCCTCTATGACTTCACGCGGTCGCTGTGGCATTTACCACCTCCCCAACGTCAATTTCCAGATGACGCGGTCAAACTCGGTGATGGCATCCGTGCAGGCTATGCGCTCGTTGAACTCCCAGCCGTTTTGCCAGGTCGACGCGCCGTCATCAACCGCCAGGCCGTCATGGAGCACTTTCTCTTCGTGGATCACCGGGTATTCTCTTCCGGCAATGGTGTCGTGTAGCGGTATGCCGATTACCAGGCTATCCGTCAGTACCCCCGTATCGCTGAACGGCAGGCCTACCGTCCAGGGGTGGGTCTCGTTGTGCGCCAGGCCGTCATGGAGCACTTTCTCTTCGTGGATCACCGGGTATTCTCTTCCGGCAATGGTGTCGGTCAGTGTCCAGGATTCGTCGGGCATGGTTCACCTCACGAAACTGTGACAGTCCAGGTCACATGCAGGCTGTCGTCCCCACCCAGGCTGGTCGGGCCGATGTAGACCCGCGCGAACAAGGTTTGAACGCTGGGGCCGTAGTAAGCCAACAGCAGGCTGTAGTAGGTCGGCTGTGGCGCGCTGTAGGGTCCCAGGTCGGCTTCCACGGTGACCTCGTTGTCGCTCACGGTTGCCGTGCCTTCTCCGCCGATACTGGGATTGGCATTGGCCCAGGTATCGCCAGGGTTCGGGGCGGTCTGTTTCTCACTGAGAAAAATCGCGTTGAGCGGCAAAGCCTCGCCGTCCAGCAAGCGGGCGACGAAGTTCAACCCCTCGTTGACAATCAAGTTGCGGTATTCCCGGACGGCGAGTAATTCGCCGTCCGGGCCATAGTGTTTGACATGTACGCGCCCGGTAATGTTCATGGCGCGCTCCTTATACGCTATTGGTCAGTTCCAGCGTCCAGGTGATGGTGAGCGTGTCACTGGCCCCCTTCGCAAAAGCGCCGTGGATTATCCGGGCCAGCAGGGTCCCGCCGGAAGAGGCGTTGAAGATGCCGGCCTCCTGGACCGTGCCCGTGCCGACGCCAGGGCCGAACGTCCCTACCCAGGTAATAACATTGTCGGTGACGGTGGCGCTGGTGAAAGCCACGCGCACCAGTTCGTTGCCCAAAGCTTCATCAGCGGGGTTGGGCGGCGTGTTGTCGGAACCGATCGCCATGTGTGAGGGAGCCGCACCGCTACCGGAGAGCAGGACGGCAACCAGATTCAGGCCGTCATCTACCACCAGGTTGTGATCGGTCTCGCGCAGCAGCAACCGACCCGCGCTGTCGCGCAGTTCGTGCGTCACTGTACCTTGCAAGCGCATTCGTTCGTGCATGTCTCACCTCACTGCGCGTCTTGCGCCAGGATGGCGATGGTCGGAGTGAACGTCTGGGTATACCCGGACGACGGCGTAATCACCAGCCGCATACAGCGCCCCTTGATGCGGAACTCGCGGCCCTCGTTGGCGTCACCGGTCAGGTTGAGCAGTTGGGTGAACGCCGTGCGATAGGGCACGGTGGCGATGGTCGTGGTTAGAGTCTCGGTAAACGCGCCGATAGTATGGCCGCTGACGGCAGCGTAATCCAGAGTATCCTCGCCGTCATACCAGACCAGGCCACTGGCCGAGCACGGCCCGGAGGTAGGGATGGCGTATTGCGCCGTGATGGCAAACGTGGTTGTGAGACTGTGGGCATCAATCCCCACCCCGATCAAAGCCGTCCCGTAGCCATCTACGTTGATGGCGGCGGTGGTATGGCTACCGTAGTAGGGCGTAGTACCACCTTCCACGCTGTAGGTCTGGTAGTTGGTGACGGCGGCGGCCCGCGCCGGGCTTTCGCCGTGCAGCAGTACCCCCGCCAGCGCCAACGCCAGCAAAGCCAGATTAACCGGAAGCGCTAAACGCCAGGTTTTCATTGGACACCTCCCCCCGTGCCAGTGCTGTAGTAAGTGAACCGCCAACCACCCACATCGTTCATGTGGGCCGCGTTGAAGCAGTGGCGGATTTTGTAATCCACCGTATCGTTGTCGAAGGCCCCCATCGTCGCCGGAGCCAACCCGCCACCCACAGCCAACTGGGCCGAGGCACGCATGAACAGCGACGGCGTCTCAAATCCGGCCAGGCGCAGGCCTTCCACCGCGTAGCCCAATGCCGGATCGGAGAACAGATACCAGGCGGTCTCCCAATTGGTGTCCAGTAACTGCAAGAACGGATTCCAGACGACTTGCAGGTTGCCCCGCAGCGTCCCCAGCGGGTTAGCCGTGGGCAGGTTGCTCAAGTCGGTCTGGCCGATGTACATGACCTGCGGCGATTGCAAGATTTGCTCGGCCAGGAGTTTGAGGCCCAAGCTGCCGACCACGATGTACTTGGGCGTGTTGTTGATAATGACGCCAGTGGCATCATCGCCGGGATAGGAACCCATCTCGCTGATGGCGTCCACCAGAGCGTTAAGGCTGAGCGTGTCACTGGTAACGTTACTGTAATTCACCCCGTTCACAGTGTGCGTCGCGCTGTACAGCGTTGCGTTAGCGGCGTAAGCGGCAGTGACTACGTAAGCCTCGGTGTTGCGCGCGGCCTGCGCCAGGTCAGCCGGCGCGCGCCGCAGGGCGTCCAGGTCGTCATTGACGAACGCTTCCCAGAAGAACGAGCGGACAAGGCCCCACTTTTTCAGGCCGTAAGCCTTGTAGGCGGTGCCGATCACGTCCTGCCGATACGACTCGCCCGGCCCCAGTTCACCCAGCAAACCCGCCCCGGCGCTGACCCGGAACCGCTTGACATCGCGGAAATCGGGCGCAGTGCGCACCCCCGCGTACAGTTCCCAGTCGTGGTTGGCGACCTGGAACTGATCCAGCAGCAGCCGTTGGAGCGTGTCAGCGAACAGATAGGAGAAATCACTGGGGCCCAGGGCTTCGCTCAACCAAACCGGCTGCGATTGCAGACCGGCCCAGGTGCGCAGGGCTTCCCGCGCGCGCAGGTAGGTGTGCCCCTGGCCGTCAATGTAGTCCCGGTAGGCCTCGGCGAATGTCTTGAGTTTCGCCAGGTAGCCGGGATTGCTGTTCAATTGCGACTGCAACGCTGGCACCGGGACCATGCCCCGGTAATCCGCGTCGTTCACAGATTCAAGAATTTGCTTCATTTTCTCACCCCCCTTACAGGCCAAAGCCCACCAGAATGTTGCCGGTGTCACCCGCCGCCAGCGCCTCCAGCGCATAGCCAAGCGGCACGCCATCCGTGCTGTCTTTGTTGATGACCCCGGAATCCAGATACAGTTTATCGCCCACCGCTACCGTGCTTGCGCCACTGTGATCGGCGGCGGTCACGCTGACCACCTGCGCGTGTGCGCAGGGGAGCGTGCAAATCGCCTCGTCGTTGGCGTCGGCGTCGGTTTGCAGGTAGACCACCATGCTGTTAAGCGCCAGCACCGTCCCGGCCTTCGCCGAGCGCGTCACGCCCAACTTGAGCTGGATCGGTGCATACTGCTCAATCGCTCCCGCATTTTTAGCCATGTCGCCCTCCCAATTGCTTGAAGATTTCCTCAACCTCGGCTTCGGTGACTACCCGCGCGCCGCTGCGCCCCATGCCCCGGATCGCGCCCGGCACGGCGCTCTCCATCTTCTCCGGCTTCTCCGTTCCGGTCTCGGCCTGCGCGGCCTGCTCAATCTCGCCCGCCAGTTCCTCGGACGGATTGGGAGCATTGCCGGACTTCACCCACTCGCCATTCTCGTTCTGCTCGTAGGACTTGAGGACTTCAGCCCAGGCCAGATGGTTGGCCGCGAACTCGCCCTTGGGCTTGGCTTCCATGTAGGCCCGCAACCAGATCGCCTGCGCCTCCTCCGGCAATGCCTGGACCTCTTCCGGCAGCGTGATCTCCACCGCTGGCATTTCGTCCTGCTCCACGAACCGCTTGATCGCGCCCGCTACTCGCTGTGCCACGCGCAGGCGTGCGCTCTCACTCAATCCGCGCGTTTTGATTTCCAGCAAACGCGCGGCCTCAGCCTCGCGGGCTTCCTGGCGCGCCTGTTTAAGCGCGGCCCGCAACCGCTGCAACTCCGTGTTCTCCATACCCCTCCCAATTGTTGGTGTCTCAGATTCGCGCAACGCGCCATAGCCGCCCGCAGCGGCCCGTGTCACAAAATCTAACGAGGCCGGATAGTCGGGACTGAAAGCCTCCACGATGAACTCATCCCCTTCCTGCTTACCGGCTCCGGCGGCGTTGATGCTCATGTCGCCCAGGATGCCCTCGGCCAGCATAGTCTTCAGCCAGCCCGCGCTCTCCGAGAGCCGCGCCCCCCGAAAGCGCAAGACGGCCTGCCCGTTCTCCGCTACCTCCACCGACATCCCCTCCGGCCCCGGCAACCGCCCCACCACGTTCCTGATACTGCGCTCCGGCGGTTCGCCGGGCAGGTTGTGGTCGGCGTAGATCAGGCCGTGCGCGAATACCGGGATGGCCGATTCCAGCGCTGCCCGCGTGTAGCGGTTGCGGTTCTTGCTCAAGCCCTCCACCACGATGATCCCGTCCAGGTTGCCGTCGGCGTTTAGGGTGGGGGCCGCCACCGCTACCTCGGTCAGCGGGCGGACAGACTCCTTCTTGACCAGCCCGGCATGGCAAATCGCAATGGCGCGCTCCTTGCTGTAGCCATGCTGGCGGCGCACGTCGGCGACGCAGCGATCCATTTTGTCCCACAACTCGCGGGGCACGTTGTTATATGGCATGTTCACCTCCTTCTGCAAAAATCCAAATCCCGTTCAGATTGATGATCCGCAGCGGGTTCCATTGCACCGTTGCCCGCCGGATACAGTCTTCGCAACTCTCGCCAGGTCGCAAGCGCCAGTACAACTCGTAGTAAACGCCATTTTCATCTTCGCGCTTAAGCGGTCCCTCCCAGTAGCAGTTGCAGTTCATCTTGCAGCGGGTGGAGCCGTCGCGCGGGTAGGCCGGCAAGGGCGGTAGCCCCACCTTCTGCCCGGCAGCGGCCATGTAAGCCCGCTGGTAGACCTGCTCCAAGGCCTGCGCATACATCCGCGCCCGCACCGCTCCACCGACTAAAGCCCCGGCGGCTTTGATTTGCAAAAACCACCGGCTGAGAAACTGTTGCTGTTCGTCTATAAAGTTCCGGGCAATCTCCGCCGGGGGCTTGCCTGTACCCCCACCGGCATACCAACCCAGTTGCGCCATAGCCGGCGCGCTCCGGCGCAACATCCCCGACACCCGCGAGCGGAAGGTGAGCCGCGCCGACTGCGAAAACCGCGAGGCCTCCAACGCCGCTGCTGCCGCTTCTACCTCGGCCATTGCCTGCGCAATCAGGGCTTGGCCTGGTGACGATAAGTGCGCGCCTCCAGCAGTTGGACCAGCGCCAACGCTTCCGCTAAGGCCGTGGGCGCACACACCTACACCCCCGCCGCTTCCCGCAGGGCCTCGGCAGCCCGCCGTAAAGCCTCGGCCTGCGCGTCCGGCAGGGCCGCGTCGGTCGCCGCGCTCTCCGGCGTTGCAGTAGTGGTAGTCTGTAGTTCATCCAGCGCCGCGTCAACGTCCTGCTCACCGAAAGCCTGGAGCACCCGCGCCGCCAACCGCTTCCAGGGGATGAACTCGCGCGCCATCAGGCTTTGTGCCTGCAATAACTGCGCCACGGCGTTCACCAGCGACGGCAGGTCTTCCGTGACGATAGGCGGGAAGTCCACCTCGAAACTCAGGTCGGCGTCGCGCGGTAGGGTCCCGTAAGTCTGCGCCTGCTCCAAGACGAACTGAAACACGTCCCGGTAAAAGTCGCGGAAAATCTGCTGCCAGGCCTCAAACCCTTTGACCTGCGGGCCGTTCATGGCCGTTAGCGAGGCCAGGTTGCCAATGGACGGGTCGCCGGTCAGGTCAGGCTCGGTGACCCCTACGGCGGCGCTGACCTGCTGCCGCAACATGCGTCCGTCCTGGTAAGCGTTCGCGGCCCCGGAGTCTACCCTGATTTGGTCCAGGTTCATAGAGTCATTCTCTACCCAGGTTTGCGCACCCTCGGCCCGTTCGCGGTCGGCAGAATGCGAGCCGTAGCGTCCGGCTACGCTGCGTCCCAACTGCCCGGCCACGCGCCCGATCTGCGCCTGGTTCCCGCGCACCTTGGCCTTGAAGGCAAAGGTTGCCAGCGCCAGCGTGAGCGTGGCCCGGTCTTCCTGAAATCCCTTGTACGCTTTGATCCAGGGGATGCCAGCATAGAACGGCGGCAGTCCCCGCAGCCCGTGCGAGTTCACCTTGAGTTGAGTCATCACAACGCGGGTGAGGCGCGTCCCGTCCTCGGCGTATTCGTCAAAGGTGCTGCGCTCCGGGTGGCGGTTGTACCAGTCCGGGTAGTAGGCCCGTTGCAGGCCAGGTTGCTGGTAGGTCTCGCTGCGCCAGTCCCAGGCCAGGGCAGTGTATTCGCGCCGGTAGTATAGCGGACGGTACTGGTTGTCCGGGTCGGTGATGATCTCGGTGATCTCCAACGGCTCCACCAGCGCGCTTTTGACGCGCCCGGTCCGGCAATTCACGAAAAAGACCGGGAACAGTTCGCCGGTGATCAGGAGCCGCTCGCAGAGTTCCCATTGCCCGACCGCCCGCGAGAAAATAGCGTTGTCGCGGTCGTCCATGAACTCGGCCAGCACCGCCGCCACGCGCGGGTCGCGTGCATTCCAGGTCAGGCCGCGCCCGAACGTGTAGGCGCGCGTCAACTGTATCGCGCGCTGGTACAACGGGTCGCGGCGGGCGTAATAGTACGAGGCTATAATGGCGTCTTGCCGCACTGCCGGGTCATCTTCCGGGCGTCGCCAGGCCGTCAAGGGCGTGAGCGGCTGCCACCCGGCTTCCTCCGGTACGGTGGTGCTCTCGGCAAAGCGCCGGGCTATACGTTGGCGCAGGTGCTTGATCTCAGTATCCGGCATATACCCTCGGCTGTCCTATCCAAGTTGTCACGGTTTGGTAACTATTTAGTCGCCAATTCACCGCGTAGCGCAGGGCGTCCAGCGCATGGTCGTTCTCCTTGACCGGCTCCTCACGTCCTGGCCGCCAGGCGTAACTTTCGAACTCGCGGATCAGGTTTTGGCAGTCCGGGTCCACAGTCAGGTGCGGCGCACCGTCCCGCGCGGTCGCCAGCAGGCCGGCTACGGTGACGATCCCGTCCACCACGCGCCCCTTGTGCCCGACGGCGGGCAGACGCGCCTCGCGCAGGGCCGCCACCAGCCCCGCAGCGGCTTCGTCCACCACGACCGCCGCGATCGGCAATTCGTGACACCATTCCGCTATCAGAGCCACCACCTCGGCCTGCAACACGCCAGAGCGATAGAACTCGCGCGCTACATGCCAGCGCCCGTCGTGGTCTATCCCGCACAGCAGGATCGCCATGGGATTAGTGAAGCCCTCGTCTACCGCGATTAGCCACTCAACAAAGCGGTCATCGGTGCGGCGGCGGATATGCTGCGCGCCGAATTGCTGGTAAACCAGGCCTTCCGGCTTCTGGAATACCCCGCGATAGAACATCTGGAACTTCCAGTCGGGCAGGGTCGCCCGCGCGCGCTCAAACTCCTCCGCTGGAAACGCCGGATTTTCGCGGCTCTCAAACTGGATCACGTCATAGTCAGGATCACCCATACGCCAGCGGTCGTAAAAGTCGGTTTTCAACCAGGTGTTGACACTGTACGGCGTGGTGGTGATCAGGCAGCGCCCACGCGCCAGCGATAAGCGCCGCTGGATGGCGTCCCACGGTTGCGCGTCGTAGACCTGCCCGGCTTCGTCAAACCAGGCCGCGCGCGCCGTCGCCGATTCCAGGCCCCCTTCGGCCTCCGCCGACCGCAAAATCAAGCGCGTCAGGCCGTCCTCACTCTCCAGCAAGCGGTCGGAGGCGCGGTAGGTGTAGCCGAACAGTGCAAACACGGCCCTGATCTCCGGGAGCATCTTCAGTTTGAACAGGTCGTAAGTCGCAGTGACGGCCAGGTAGTCGCCGGGACCGGCACGCTCAATCTCGCGCCACAACCACCAGGGGCCAAAACTGGTCTTGCCCCCCTGCGTCCCGGCCAGCATGAGCACAAAGCGCGCCCGGCTGTCCCACACCCGCACCTGGCCGGGATGTAGCACCAACCGCGCGTTCTTGCCCGCCACGCTGTACAGATTAGTGCTCATCGCGCACCACCTTGATAATCTCCACGACCTCTACCCGCGCAGCCAGTTTCTCGCCGCCGCTGGTCACGTCTACCGCCTGCGGCACTTTACCGAAGGCGATCTCAAGGAATAGTTTGGGGTCTTCCGTCGCTATCTTCCGTAGCAGCGCCTCTACCACCGTCTTTTGACTGCCGTCATTGGCGGTGAGCACCTCGTGGCTGATCTGTTGCGCGAGCGCCCGCAGTTGGTCAAACGACTTCGGGCGGCCCTTGCGGTTAATGTGCTGGGGCCG